AAAACGTAATCTATTTTATCTTCTATTGGAAAAATTTTATTGAATTTATTTTTAATATTTTTACCGATGGTTATCAAATCTATTTGAGATGCATTTGTGGATGTGATTTCTTTGAAACATTTATTACTAATGTATTCATTTATTTTAAACAATAAATCATTTTTCTTAATTGGTTTTTCATAATGAATATTATATTTATCAGCAATCTCAATAAGTTTTTGAATTTTTTGTTTATTAATAAAATTAGGTTTTAATTCACTCGTTGGTATTTGATAATCTTGTTTTTTTGAATGTTTCAAACAAAAATAGGTATCATTTAATGTATACTTTGCAGGCTTATTGCATACAATACCATTTTTTTCTTTACACTTGCATTTTTGTATTTCATCTTCTTGAGATAAATTGATAATATCCCATTTTGCAATATTAAAATAACTTGAGTTTGATTGTTTTTCAAAAAGACAAAATGCTAAATTTTTAATACCAACATCTATGGATAGAATACAAGTGCACATATACATAAAGAACTATATATTCTTTATGTATTTATTGAGGATGTAATTGTTTTGGGTTGAATCTTTGATTTATGGATTTGGATTTGCATTTTGATAATGAGCTGGATTGATTACAGGCGCAATCATTCTTGCATTTAATTGCTCTCTAGATAAATAAGGATTTTTTAAATCACTATTTGAATATCCATATCCAGGTGTGTTTGTATCATATATATTTCTAAAGGTATAAGGAACATTACTTGAAGGTGTAGTATTTGTTTCTGTATGTGGGTTTAATCCTAAATCATAGCAAGCTTCTGTAGAATTGTATTTCATTATTTGTAAACCATTTTGTTGTAAATATTGACGGTAAGACCAATTTGATTGAATATTTTCTTGTTGTTGTATACGTTTATTAACTAGAGCATCGGGTTGCCATGATGCGTAATTACGACCATCTGCCATTATTGGAGGAAAATTAAAATGAATATTATTGGAACCTGAATAACAAACTGCCCAGGACATATAATCTTATAATATATAATATAAGTATATTATTATAAGATATAAATTATATTTTTGAGTTTATTCTGCGTTAAGCAATTTTAATAACTCTTGTTTCTTTAATTTAGATGAATCAGATACTAGACCTTTTTCTAAAACAATGGTTTTCAATTTGTTCATTGATAATTTTTTATAATCAATAACTTCAATGTTCTTTTTTTTTTGTTCTTCCTCTTCATGTTCTTCTAAATTGGAAATATGGATTGATTTTAAATTGTCTGTTATATCTTCAATTTTTTCATTTTCATTTTCATTTTCATTGTCAGATAATTCATTGAAATCAATATCTTCTAAATCATTATTATCTTCATCGTCGCCACTTTCATCACTGTCATTAATAGTATTATTTAAATTGTCTAAATTTAAAACTTTAATATCGTTCTCATTCAATAATTCATTTATACTAATATTTTTACCAATATCGTCGTCTTGATTGTCTTCATCATCCTCTTCATCATCCTCGTCATCATCCTCATCATCATGGTCATCGTCATCGTCATCGTCGTCGTCATCGTCATCGTCATCGTCGTCGTCATCGTCGTCGTCATCGTCATCGTCGTCGGATACAGGAATCAATTTTTCTTCTAAATATTTGTTTTCGTGTAAATCCATTGGTAATGGATTATTAGCTACTTGAATATTATGTGTTAAATGAAATTTAATCATATTAGTCTCTTCTGCTAAAGATGAAACAAGACTTAACATAGAAGAAATTTTATGGTTTTGTTCTCTCATTTTACCTTCAAAATAAACAATTAACAGAGCAATAATTAGCAATGTAATTCCAAGAAATATTAGTAATGTGGGGTTAAAAATATCGGATAAAAATGACATTATTACATTTCGCAGATATTTTATTATTTATTTTATTAACGAATTCTAATGACAGATAGTATTTTCTATTATTTCACTAGGATAATTCATTTCATAAAGAACGTTGATACCACCTTTTACATTTGATATTCCTTTTTTCATTTCATATAAATATTCTAATTTATGTCCATTTTTATTTGTTTCCATGTAGCGGTTTTCAATCATTTTATGCTTATCCAATTTTTTGCATACATCTATAAAATGAGTCGTCAATATTGAATTTACATTTTTATTTTTGATAATGTATTTCATAAATGCAATAGCGCTGATACTAGCTTCTTCAGGATTTGTTCCTGAATATAATTCGTCAAATGCACAAAAATGGGTATCGCTGTGTTTTAAATCTTCGTCAATAATATCAATTATTTCTTTACATCTACGTGCTTCTGCTTGAAAAAGACTATCGCGACCTGAGGTGTCGGGTATATTCAAATAACAATGAATATGGTCATATGGTTTCAATAATGCGGAGTCATAGAAACCACAACCAAATTGCTGCGAAACAATAATATTGATAAGGGTTGATTTAATAATTGTTGTTTTACCTGATGCGTTCGGACCTGATATAATAATGTTTTTATTTAGTTTTATAGTATTTTTTACATGTTTTTTATCTTTTAAACAAGCGTAGTAACTGTTTTTAAACATATTCTTATCCTTGTTTTTAATCTTTGACTTATCTTTACTCTTTACAACGTCGTTTGTAAATTGAGCAAAATTTATTTTGCCTTCTTTAATATTTTCTTGCAATCCAACGATGCAATCTATATAACCGTTAAATCCAAAAGAATACATAATTGCATCTTCATAATTTTTATCATCATAAATCTCATAAAAAGTTTTTAAAATATGACCGATTTCATATATTTTTTTTATATCATATTTAAATCCACTAATCGCATCTAATTTAGATTTTAATTCATTTAATATTACAATTTTGGCATTTAATGTCTTATTGAATTCAATATGACTATGATTTATTAAATCGTCGCTATATTTTTTATAATTTTTCATTGATTCAACGCTGTGACTCAAATAATCTTTAAATTCATCAAAATACTTGTGTATTTTTTTCATGTTATCACTAAATCTATAGCAAACTAAAATATTTTGATAAATAGAAAATACATAAAATCCTGCTGATACAACAAGGTAAATTTTTTCTTGAAATGAAACAGACCCAAAATGCGTGAACAATTTGCCTATAGCGTGTTGAGAAATGACTATTTTTAATATATCAATATATTCTTGCATAGTGAGGGTTAAGCCTTTTAAACGAATAATAAAAAATGGAATAATAAGAATAATGATGGGTACAAAGAGTGAAATTACAGGAGAGGCCATGTTGTAAATACTCATAAATTGTAAAAATGGTTGGGATTTATTTAAAAATTCCCACATTGGCCAGTCAATATAGTAATATCTTTCTTTAAATCCGGTATCTCCTTTGATTTCATTCCATGTTTCAATTATTTTATTGTATTTGTATTTGGGTTCACGCGATTTAGGTTGCGCAAATGTTTTCAAGAGTTTTTGATTGTCTTTCAAAAACTCTACGTCGGTTGTATAATATTGGGTCACTTGATTTATGACTTTTTCTGTTAACGAATTTCTGTTATTATTTGTGTTAGACTCCTCATCGGATGCGTTAGAATTAAAATAATAGCTATAAATTGAGTTACTAGACGCATCAACTGTATTTACTAATTCTAAATCATTAATAATGTTGTCTTTAATGAGTGTTTTATTTTTATTGTAATGAATTGGTAGTTTAAAATGCTCATTTAAATTCTCTATTTTGCTAATACTCATGATTTTTATTATATTTTTAATAGAAATATAATAAAATAATTATACGAATGTATATTTTATATTACAATAATATATAAAACTTAACATACAAATGGGCGATATTCTGATAGACAATAAAGATTTTTATAATTTTGAAGTGAATTTTCTTAAATATTTTTCGTTCATTACCAAACTCACGGTTGTATTATTTATAATTGGGTTTTTCCAGTCAAAACCAACATTCATTATTCAATTCAATTTTGTAGTAAAAATTATATTAGCACTATTTTTGATTTATCGTTTCAATAGTTACCGAAAACATAAAATAGAATTTACTGAACTAGACAGAAAAGTCTGTTATTCTGCAGGTATTTATATAATATTGATTTCATTTTTTGATTTGATTAACCATTATACTCACTACATTAGGAACAGTGTTATTTTGCCATTCACAGAACCGATAATTCAGTGGTTTAAAATGTTTCTAAAAAATCAAGGTTTACAGGTATTTCTTTGATTTCACAAGCATAGTATGTTTCAATCTCTTTTAATTTACTAATATCTCTTCTTGTTATAAAATTTATACCTACGCCTTTGCGTCCCCATCTTCCACTTCTGCCTATTCTATGTAAATAAGTATGTATATCTTTTGGAAGGTCAAAATTAATAACAATACTTACTTGTTGTATATCTATTCCTCTTGCTGTAACATTGGATGATATTAACACACGAGATTTACCATTTTTAAATTCTTTGAAAGAAGCATCTCTTTCACCTCTATCCATATTACTATGTATGCAACAAACAGGGAAGTCATCTTCTTTCATAGCATCATATAAATCAGCGACTCTTTTAATACTATTACAATAAATAATACACTGTGAAACAGAAACATATTTATAGATATGTTTTAACGTATCATATTTTTGTCTATCATCATCTACTGCTACATAAAATTGAGAAATACCTTCTAATGTCAATTGTTCTGCTTTTACACAAATTTTTACAGGATTACGCATAATTTTATTTATAATTGGAAAAATACTATTAGGAAGTGTAGCACTAAATAAAGCTACTTGTATATCATTATTAAAATTTTGAAATATATTGTACACTTGTTCTTTGAACCCACTTGATAACATTTCATCTGCCTCATCTAAAATTATAAGTTTTATTTTTTTTGAAGCAATTCTATCTCTTCTCATCAAATCATATACTCTTCCTGGACATCCACAAATAATATGAGGTGTATTCTTATCATTAAAACTATTAAAATCTTCATAAGGTGAACCTCCATAAATTGTTTGAATTCTTAACCCATTTATCATACTTCCTAATTGTTGTAAAACGTTTGTAGTTTGCTTAGCTAATTCTTTTGTTGGTGATAATATTAAAACTTGTGTAAAATTATCTAGAACATTTACAATAGATAATGCTCCAATCCCAAATGCAGCAGTCTTACCTGTACCCGATTGGGCTTGAGCAATAATATCTTTACCCATTATGATAGGCTTAATTGCTTTTTTTTGAATTGGACTTGGTCTCTCAAAACCATAACTATAAATTCCTCTTAATATATTAGGGTCATTATCTAATTCATCCCAATTATTAATTTCATAGGAAGAATTGTATGTTTCATCTTCCTCATTATTACTATTTTCATTTCCATTCCCGTTAACAAGAGACATTATATATATTATATTTAATATATTTTTTTGTATTTAAGTGAATTTAAAAATATTATAATTATTTTAAAAAATTGATATAAATATATTAACTAATGTAATTAAATGACTATGAAAATGAAGTATACCCTAGAACAATTCAATAATATAACTTTTAACGGGTTTAAATTTGATTTTCCAGAAGATACATTAAAAATTATATCTGAATTAGCACTAGAGGTTGGGTCGCCAAACTATGTTAAAACACCTGTATTTCAGAAGCGCATTAATCCAATTAAAACAGAACCTTTAACTAATAAAGAACAAGAATATTCTAAAAATGGGTATGACAAAGAATCAAATAGAAGGAGACGCAATAATAAATCAGCTGAAATTTTAAATGATGATGATTGGGAAACAATACGAACTTTTCAAATAACCAAAATTGAACAAACAATTGGTTTAGATGCACAAATAGATTTATTACGTTCGCATTTAAATAAAATGACTGAAAAAAATTATTTAGACATAAAAAATAAAGTTATTGATGCAATTGAAAATATGATGAAAGAAATAATAGATAATAATGAAATGACAAAACTAGGTACAATTATTTTTGAAATAGCATCTACTAATAGATTTTATTCAAAAATGTATGCCGATTTATACTCAGATTTAATAAATAAATTTCAAATAATGGAAGACATTTTTCAAGAGAATTTCAAAAATTTTATGAATTTGTTTGATACGATTGAATATGTTGAACCAAACGTTGATTACAATAAATTTTGTAAAATTAATAAAGATAATGAAAAAAGGAGGGCATTAGCGGCCTTTTTCATAAATTTAATGAATAATAACATAATTTCAAAAAATAAAATTGTTACTATTATAAGAAATTTAATGGATAAAATTTATACTTATATTAATCAAGATAATAAAAAAAATGAAGTAGATGAGCTTACTGAAAACATTGCTATTTTATACAAAAAAGAATTATTTGGTGAAGACGTTGAATATGAAATGATTGATGGTATGACTATTTCTGAAATAATTGAGAAATTTGCACACAGTAAAAGCAAAAATTATTTAAGTTTGAGTAACAAATCTATATTCAAATTTATGGATTTAATTGAGATGTAAATGTGTATATTATTGTGTAAAATAATAAAATAATAATATTATTATTTAAATATATAAATTAATTTGAATAATATAATCAAAATGTCTTTACATGATGAAAATATTGTAATTAATATTGATGAAAATACTAATAAACACGATGAATACGACGAACATGATGAAAACGAACTGGAAACTATATTAAAAGAAATTAACGATTTTTCTTATTCAGAAATTGAAAATAACAATGAAAACGATTGGTATTCAACCTCTACTTTAATTGCAAAGTCTATTGATTATGATACAAATTATAATGTAAAACAATTGATGTTAATATGTGAATATTATGGATTGTCAAAAGAAGTGAAAGCGAATAGATTTAAAAAGTGCGAACTAATACCTTTTTTATTAGATTTTGAAGAAAATATAGAGAATTCACTCATTGTATACAAAAGAAAACA